GCTCAACGAGGTTCCTGGAGACGAACCCAGCGATGAAGAAAACGGAATCGTTGAGGAAGAAGACGGGGACGAATAACCGATCCGGACGGATCAAAAGCAAACTTTGGATGAAGTGAATTATGAATATGAAAGTAAAGACATTCGAACACGAAGAAATAACTTATGCAGTACTGAAAAGTGGCAAGCCTGTCTATGTTGACGACGACGGTAAAGAGACAACGTATGACCCGGTGGCCATGCACACAAGTATTGGCAGTTTGAACCACGAAGCAAAGACACAGCGTGAGGCCAAAGAAACAGCTGAAGCATCACTTGCCGCTTTTGGAGATCTCGATCCAAAGAAGGCAAAAAAGGCCCTTGAGACTGTTGCGAAGCTGGATGGTAAGAAGATGATTGACACCGGCGAAGTTGAAAGGCTAACGAAAGAGATTTCCGACGGCTTTCAAGTCAAGCTGGATACGGCTGAGGCGGAGAACACAACGCTTCGCACACAGTACTCCACGGAGAAGATCAATACTGCATTTGCCTCTTCGGAATACATCAAAGAAAAGCTGGCTGTCCCGTCAGATATGGCGCAAGCTACTTTCGGACGCCATTTTGTTTTCAAAGACGGTAAGTTGGAACCTGTGGACGCTAACGGCGCCCCCATGTACAGCAGTGCCAACCCAGGTGAACTTGCAACGTTTGATGAGGCCCTGGAACGCATTGTTCAGATTTACCCACATCGTGATTCCATCTTGAAGGGATCGGGCCATAATGGCTCCGGTGCCAATCCTCCTGGTGGGGGCGAAGGCAAGCGCACTATTACACGCAGTGAGCTGGCTAAAATGACACCCATGGAGCAGCAGAAAGTAGCTACCTCCGAGGATGTCAATATTGTTGATTGACCGCTTTAAAAACCTCGCCGCCTCCCGGATGGGAACGGTGCCATTGCTGGATAGCAAATAAACCATTCTTTTAATCCTATATAGGAGGCCATCATGGCTGATAATACTCTAACTGGTTTGATCCCATCCCTGTACGCAGGCATGGACGTTGTTTCACGTGAGCTGGCAGGTTATATTCCTGCGGTTGCTCGCGATTCCACTGCCGAGCGTGCTGCTGTAGGGCAGACGATTACTTACTCTATCGCACCTCCGGCAACTGTTGGTGACGTGACCCCTGCAATGCAGGTTCCTGAGCCCACTGAACAGACCATTGGCAATGACACACTTTCCATCACCAAATCTCGTATGGCTGAGTTTGGTTTTGTTGGTGAAGAGCGCATTGGTCTGAACACAGGCATTGGTTACAATCTTGTCCAGGCGGATATGTTTTCACAAGCACTCCGCGCACTAACAAATGAGGTTGAGACTGACCTTGCTGTAGCTGCTGCCGCTGGTGCTTCACGCGCCGTTGGTGCTCCGAACGCTGATCTGTTTGCAACCGACATTGATGCCATTTCCCAGTCGGGCAAAATCCTGACAGACAATGGTGCTCCGAACTCAGAACGTAACCTGGTCATTGACACGACTAATGGCGCCGCATTGCGCACGCTGTATGGCATCAATGCCGATCGTGATTACTCCAAGGTTCCATTCTCAGAACAGGGCGTGTTAATCACTCCGCATGGCATGTCCATTCGCGAGACTGGTCAGCCTCAATCCCACACAGGCGGCGATGCTGCTAGTGCGACAACAGACGCTGCTGGTTATGCGAAAGGCGCTACTGTTATCACGCTGGCTGCTGTTGGTACGGGCTCCATCCTGGATGGTGACCTTATCACGTTCGCGGGCGATGACCACCAGTATGTTATTGCTGTTGGTGGTGGTGAAGCAACTGTGTCCGGTGGCGAAATCACACTTCAGTCACCCGGCTTAATGGTAGCGATTACAACTTCTGCAACAGCGATCACTGTAACCGGTGTTGGCGTTGATACCAACTACGAGGTTGGTGGTGTTGCTTTCTATCGCAATGCTATCGTTCTTGTGGCACGCGCTCCAGCACTTCCTGAAGGTGGCGATCTTGCTTCTGACAGGATGATGATGGTGGATCCGCGTTCCGGTTTGGCGTTTGAAGTTTCCGTGTACAAGGGCTACCGCAAAGTTCGCTTTGAAGTAGCGCTCGCATGGGGCACAAAGGTCGCACAAGCGCGTCACACCTCTCTCTTGGCTTACTGAACCAAACAGCAGTAAGTTGGTAGACAGAACGGCGGGGCCCCCTTCCCGGGTCCCGCCATTTTGCCATGGCTGAAGTAACCCTTTCAACAACGAGGTAATCACATGAAAATCAAAACAGTCAAAATCAATGTTAACGATGCACCCTGCATCATTAATGAAACCGATTTCGATCCTGAGCATCACACACTCTGGGAAGGCGAAGAAGTAACCGAAGTGGAAGAAGAATCTTCCATTGATCCAGGTGACGACGATGAGCCGAATACAGTGGAAGTGAAACACAAGGGTGGCGGTCGCTGGTTTGTTACTGTAAATGGCCAATCCGTTCACGAAGGCACGCTCTCCAAAGAGGATGCCACAGAGCTAGCCGCGGAGTACTAAAATGGCAGACTTCTACAGCACGCTAGTCGAAGCTAGCGCCTATCACCTCGCCCATGGCAATGTCCTCTGGACTGGGACGGATGAATTACTGAATGCGGCTATGCTGCGCGGTTCCGAATATATTGATCGTGCGTATCGTTCTGCCTTTCCAGGTTTCAAGACGTTGCTGCGTGAGCAATTGCGCGAATGGCCCCGGACAGATGCTGTAGACATGGATGGTAATTATCTGCCCAATGATGAAGTGCCTGTCGAGGTGTTCGACGCCACATATGAGGCGGCGCTGCGCGAGTTGTTAAACCCGGGTTCGCTGGAGCCCGATTACAATCCAGGAGGCCAGCAAAAACGTGTTAAGGTCGACGTGATTGAAATTGAATACACAGCACCTCACGGCGCGGTGTCCAGCATGCCAGTGATCAATATTATTCGCGGCATACTCGAACCCGTTTTGACGGGCTCTTCCAATTCCAGTCTTGCTGGAAAAGCTGAGAGGATTTGATATGTACAAAATCACAAACATGTTAGGTCGCCGCGTTGGTTTACCAGCTAACGGCGAAGGGGTCATTTTGAATATTGGCGAGACCATAGAAGTGTCCAATGTCAAACATGACGAATTCATGAAAGTCACCAGGACACAGGCCTTTGCTTCATCGGGTGCGATTGTCATTGAGAAAGTGGAAGAGCCCCCTGTTACTGGGTGGGATGAAAGATGACATTCGACTATGGAGCCATACGCGACAGCGTTGTGGTACCTCAGCTGGCAAACTTTGGTGAGGATGCCACGCTTATACAGCCTGGGGTGCCTACAGGGCCCGAGTACGATCCAACTCCAGGCACACCTACCCCGTATGCAGTCAAAGTCCTCACAACGGCGTTTAGCGTGGCCGACAGAGCGGGTAGTTTGGTACAGGAAAACGACCAGAAATACTTGATGAGCACGGAGGGCAACCCGCTACCCGATTTGAAGGGTACGATAACCATAGGTGGCGAAGTGCTACAGGTAATTAAATTAGAGACGAAACGTTATGGAGGCACAGTGCTTTTCTGGTATGTCTATTGTAGGAAATAAACTGTTATGAAAAGAACTCTCCTATCATTGATGCTGCGTCGGATACTTCTGTGCAGGTCCGGCAAATTAATTCGGAATTATACCCTTCAGAAAAAAGGTGAAAGAATTGATTACCCATACCATTGCGATCCAATAGGAAAATGAGATGAAACCGGTTGTCATAGAAAACGTTGAGCAGGTAAGTTTAGTCATTCGCAATGTCGACGGCTTGGACCTGCTTTTCACCAGCGACGGCAAACTGCTAGCCAACCAGGGCAGCGGTGGGCATTTCTATTACATTGGTGAGAACCCAAGGTACAAGACTTTCCGCACATCATTTCTGGTGGATCACATAGCTGTGGACACTGGCGAATCGCTGAAGAAATAATGGCTATTTCCGGCATCGAGCTTGGGAAGCTTCTGGATCAATTGAGCAAGGTTCTTGGTAAGAGCTTTCAGGACGCTGTGTGGAATATTAATTCGAACGCACAGATGGCAAAGTTGGCAGCAGCGGTAGAGACAGGGGACATCAATAAAATCATGCGTGCGGCGGGCATGCGTGCAGGGTCCTGGAGCAAGCTGACGGAGCAAATAAGAAATTCTTATCTCGCTGGTGGGGAGTTCACAATAGCTCAAGAAATACCTTCGAAGTTTGGTATGGTATATGACATCAATAATAAGGCAGCTCAAAGGTGGTTATTGCTGCATTCCTCCAAGTTGGTGAAGGGTCTTAACGCAAGCCAACAAAAGGCGATACAGATAGTTCTGAAGGATGGTCTTAAGCTTGGGCAAAGCCCGCGACAGATTGCGTTGAATATATCCGGGCGGATGGGCAGGGCCCCAGTCACCGGAGTGTACAAACGTTTCGGCGGAATTGTCGGGCTCAATGAGCCTCAGGCATTAGCAGTCATCAAAGCACGCGGTGAACTGCAACATATCCACACCAATCACGCGGGTGAATCTAACTATTTCAACAGGGCTCGTAGAATCAAAAAATTCGACCCGATCGTACGCAATGCAATGAAGACAGGGAAAGCGCTTACTAACGCCCAGGTAGCCCGGCTGACGGGCAGATACAGTGACAACCTACTGCACCTGCGTGGCGCTAACATAGGACGCACTGAAGCACTCGCATCTATCAACGCTGCTAGCCACAACGCAATGAACCAAGTAGTCGGGGAAGGCCTTGCGAACAAGAAAGCGATAAAACGTATATGGCACCACGGCGGATACACCAAGCACGAGCGCAAGGGCCACAGGGACATGACGGGGCAGAAAGTAAAGTTCGATGAAGCGTTCACAAACCCGTACACAAACGCCGCATTGATGTATCCCGGAACAGGGCCGGCATCAGAGACCGTTAACTGTAGATGCTATGTTGAACATGAAGTTGATTTTGTAGCTATTGAAAAGGCTAAGGGCACGCCTCTTCCAGGGATAAAAGGACCTCCTAAGCCTAAGCCGAAACTGAAGCCCAAGCCGAAGCCAAGACGGGCGGTTAGCACAGCGGCCAATGTGAGTAGCGCACTCCCAAGAACATACAGTCAGGCCGGCATAGCGCCCGACACGGAAGCTGTGTTGGCTAAGTTGAAAACGGGTGGCATCGAAACAGAGCAGATAGTCAAGCTTGAGAAGTTCCTCGAAAGGCATCAAGTAGGTACAGTTTTCCTCAATAAGACCAAGCACATTATGCGGGCCCCTGAGCTGAAGAAAGTCGAAGCTTATGTTGGACAAACTAAGGGGAAGAATTTCAAATGGGGTCGCTACAATAAACTCTCCCCTTCCGAGGCGGATGGTTGGACCAATGCTGCTACCAATCACGTGAGTACTTATGTGAGTACGGCTGGATCCAAGTTGACGCAGTTTGACCCCCACTTATTGAGGAACGTGCTGCGTCAAGACGTCCGCCGTGTCCTGGATAAACAAGCGAAGCCTTTTACACTGGGAGATAGAACAACATGGGGCTTGGCTGATGCAACGGGTGGCGCCAGCAAAGATGGATATGATGTGCTTACTTGGTTCCACGAAATGGGGCACCAAGTACACTTCAAAGCGCTGAACAAATCGGCGACTCGTAGAAGGACTTTTGGGACCTCACGTGTAACTCCCACTGACAAGCGATTTAAGTACAACAAAGGCAGCCAAGTGGATCCCGAAAACATGGCTCTGTCGGAGTACGCTGACCAGGATGTTTATGAGTTCGCTGCCGAACACTTTGTTCTGTGGCTCCTGGACTACGATACGCTGCTAGCAGCACGACCCAAGATCGCCAAGTATTTGGATAAGATGTATGCGGCGGCAATGAGGAAATAAGACAATGAAAGAATACGAAGGTTACCCCGCAACATTTAAAGCTGCCGGCAAGCTGGTGGCCCAGGATCCACTACCCGATGAAATACTCGAGCAATTGCGTGAGCTGAGAGACGACACACCACCGGAATTCCACCAGCAGTTCAAAATGTTCTTTCATAGTGCTATGTTGAGACTACCCGAGTGACTAAATTCTCTCGCCAGATCGATGCGGCTGTTGCGAAATATAAACTGCGTATGGACTTGACAGCGAAGCACGCAGTACAAGAGACAGTTCGCTTGGCACAGCGTATTGAAAAGGAAGGGGGTCGCATGCTTGTGGATACCGGTTTTCTGAGAGCAAGTATTCAGGGTAGTACTGGAGCGATGCCTACAGGCGTATCCATCAACCCAGACCCTACAGGCGAGGAGACAATTGAGTACAATGGGGAGGGTGTTGCTGCTTCGATTATCAAGTGGCAACCCGGTCTAGAAATTCTATACATTGGTTGGACAGCAAACTATGCGCGTCCACGTGAAGCAAAAGACGGATTCCTGCGCGGTGCGGTCGAGCAATGGGACGGAACAGTAAACATGATCGCAGCTAGAGTTAAACAACGGATCTAATCAAATCAAATCAAGGAAATAAATATGAAAGGTCAAGTAGCTAAAATGGAGGTTGGAACAGTAAGCGTTCAGGCAACAAGTGGACGAGGATTGACGCCCGAAGAGTGGGCTGAAACTTGTTTACAGCATATCATTCATGTGGGTGACCAAGCTATCCCAGCTATACGGGATCAGGCACTTGCTTACAGAAAAGAAATCAAAGCGGTTTTGGTCAGTCACATGACCAAGGCAATCAAGAGTGACCGAACTACCCTGTACAATCTTCTGCTGCAACAGGGTCACAAAGATATGGCAGAAATCATTCGCAAACTTTAGGAGATCCAAATGGCTTTTACAGGCGACAAATTTTGTAATTCTTTCAAACAGGAATTATTCGAAGGTGTACACGACCTCCAGGTAGCTGGCAACACATACAACATGGCGCTCTATGACAATACGGCAGCGCTGACTGAAGCAACGACAGCCTATCCAGGTGCTGGCGCTGGTGGTGAGTTGGCTGCTGGGGGTAATTACACCCAGGGCGGAAACGCATTAACCAACCTTGCTCCGACGCTGGATACAGGTGTGGCAATCTGTGACTTCGAGAATGAAGTTTGGGGCACTGCAACGTTCACGGCATACGGTGCGCTGATCTATAAAGACACCACTGACGAAGCGCTGATCGTGCTTGACTTTGGTGGCGCGAAAACTGCAACGGCTGGTGACTTTACCGTTCAGTTCCCAGTGGCCGCAGCAGCGACAGCGATAATTCGGATAGCGTAATGGCTGTCACGATTATACTCGTTGATGTAGGTGCAGCGGAAGGCGATGATACTGGTGATAAGGCTAGGGTGGCATTTCAGTCCATCAATACTAGCCTCACCAATATCAAAGCCTTGCTGGATACCGTTTCGATCGGTTATGAAGGTCAGGACCTGCGTACCGGTGCATCCGAAGAACTGGTATTGACAAACGCTGGCCAAATTGTCGGCATGGATAACAGCTCGCCGAACGCAATGAATATACCAGCAAATTCGGCGGTGGCGTTTCCTGTAAATACCAGAATTGATGTACCTCAATTGGGCACTGGATTAACGACCATTACTATCACTGATGATACTTTGATTGGTGATCCAGTAAGTCTTGGTCAAAACAAGGCGCTGACGCTCTGGAAGAAATCGGCAACCGTTTGGCACGTCTTTGGAGGAACCGTGTAATGTCCCTTGCAATCCCACTCGGAATGATTGGCTCATCAGCACTTGTTTTTGAGCCAGAATCCTATGTATTGAAATTGGAGGTTACAGCAAGTCAGACATTCAATTTGCCCCTTGTCAATGGTGCGACTTATAGTTTCGATGTGGACTGGGGTGATGGTTCCGATGTGGACACGATAACCACTTGGGATGATGCAGCGAAAAACCATTTATATTCTTCTGCTGGGACACGCTATTTGATCCTCACTGGTGCGATACGCTTTTTACGGTTGTTCCTCTCTCACCCTTATAGACACCCCAGATGAACCTGATCTTACTGCTGTGGTAAGTTGTGAGAGCACATTTGAAAGCTGTGTTAATCTTACTGGTGGTATGTCTGGTTGGCGTCCTGGAGTGAATGTACTTTCTATGGAAAGAATGTTTTACAACTGTGGCGGTTTAACAGAGTCAGACTTATCGGGTTGGGTTGTCGGTAATGTGTTGACCACGTTCCAGATGTTTTATAACTGCGATCAGTTTAATGGCGATGTTGATAGCTGGTTGTTGAGTAGCTGCACGGATACAAGTTGGATGTTCGACCGTGCTGATATTTTCAATCGGGATCTTAGCGGTTGGGATATGTCTAATGTGGTGGACGCCACCTACATGTTTAATGGCTGTGAATTATTCAATCAAGACTTACCTAATTGGGATTTGTCAAGTGCAGTCAATTGCTCATATATGTTTTCTATTGGTTCCGGTACTGGGGCAATGAACGGGGATATTTCTGGTTGGACATTAAACCCGAATATTCTATTGACTCTTTTTATGAATAACCAAGCATACAACAATCCCACCATTAATAATTTGGACGTTTCTGGGGTTCTTAATTTACGCAGGGTATTCCAAGGTGCCAAGTTCTTTAACCAACCTCTAAATCTATGGGATGTAAGCCTCTGCACCGATATGGATGGGATGTTCTGGGACGCTGTTTTATTCAACCAGGATTTATCAGGTTGGGTTGTTGACGGCGTACTTGATATGGCTAATATGTTTGACGGTGCTTTCGCCTTTGATCAAGATATTAGTGGTTGGGACGTAACCAATTGTACCAACTTTACAAAGATGTTCGAAACGGCAAACGGGTTTTCAACTGCGAATTATGACCTGTTGTTAAATGCTTGGTCATTACTGACCTTAGAACCAAGTATGAGTATCACCTTTGCCTCTGAATACACGATAGCAACCTCGCAAGCTGCCCGGGATATTATAACGGACTCACCTAATCTATGGACTATTATTGATCAGGGAGGCATCTAATGCCCGTCCCAACAATTGCTCAAACAGTCCGATATGATTCTGGTGGTTCTACCGCAACCAGTTTGACGTTAGATTATGGTGACATAACTTCCATCGTTGCGGGCGATCTGTTAATGATCATCTGTGGTGACGATGCAGACAATCAAAATGGACCAGTGTTCGATGGCGGAGCAGCGTAATGGCATGTTCCGGTAACAGTAAAGACCATTGCTGTATATTTGCCGGCGTGGTTTGTAAGTACCTCGAAGTGGATACTATGCCGGAGCGACATTGGGTGTGTGGGTTGATGCGCGAGTTGGGCGACTGGGATAAAGTAATTGCGAGTGACCAATATCAGAAAGATATAATTCCCTTGCTAGAAAAACATATTTGGCCTTTCTATCCGGTGAAATATAATTGCAAAACCTGGCCCTCAAAGGGGTGCGATTGTGACGATTGAAAAACTAGTTCCTATTTCCGAATCGGATCCGAGTGGATTTCTAGACCTTGGCGGTTACACAAGGATTGATGAAACGGTAGCTTTGTACGACAGCACTTTCAACATCTCGAATGAAGATGACCAAACCGGAAAGGTCGTTACATACCAGCTGTCAGATTTGACCCAAACACCCTCATCCATAAATAGCATCACTTTCAGAATGCGTGGTGGAACAGGGTGGTGGGTCGATGACTTCGGTACATACGTTTGCCGCTTAATAATAGACGGGAATACTTATTCGATAACATGGACACAAAATGATACTGGTGCCTATGTAAATAAAGAAAATACTTCCATTCCAACGACCTTTACTGAAGCCCAATTAAATGGGGCTTATTTAGAAGTCGAGATGACTAGTTACACCAAAACAAAGGGTGGTGATGGTGGTACTATTCTTATTGACGCTATGGAGATGGAGGTCGACTATAATGTAGACGTCTCCGTCGATGTTCCGGTCAGCGGCGTAGGTACTAGCGGCGAGGTTGGGGCAGTCACCGTTATTGAAGGCACTAAGGCTGACGTACCTGTATCAGGGGTGAGTGTAACTGGCGAAATCGGCCTAGTCGAAATATTATTCCCATGGATTGACGTACTGGTAGATGGCGTTGAGGGAACGGGCGAAATCGGTTCAGTTTATGCGGGATCTTTTTGGACAGCTGATACCGGTCATTTTACTGCGGATGACGGGACGTACCATTCGGCTGATGGTTGGCATGTAGATAACCCGGTAGCTGGTGTCATAGTTTTTGTCGATGGAGTGGAAGTAACAGGGGCAGCTGGTACAGTTACAGTGGTCGCTGTTTCGGCAATAGATGTTCCGGTCAACGGATTGGAAGCCACTAGCGCCGTTGGTGCAGTTGATACCAATGCAGACGCAACTGTTCAAGTCAACGGCGTAGGCGCAACAAGCGCGGTTGGTTCCGTCACTGTTGTGGGTGATAGCAACATCATTCCAATCGGTGTTGAAGCAGCAAGCGCACCGGGCGACAATGCTGTAGAAGCTAAGGCGAATACTTCCGTTCTGGGGCTTGCCGCAGCAGCAGCAGTTGGCGCGGTGTCTGTAGGTATTTCAATAACCGTTGCAGTCATAGGCCTAGCTGTTTCTGGATCCGTTGGAACAGCCAGTGCGTCAGGCGAAGCTGTTGTACCTGTTACAGGGGTTGAAGCAACGAGCGGCGTTGGTGCAGTTACCATCATTGAAGGCGCTGGTATTGACGTACCGGTCAATGGAATTGCCGGGTCCGCACAGGCCGGCACAGCGACGATTGAG